ATTATAACACGGCGAGGCGACGGGCGCAAGTCTCGCGGTTCAGCTGTTCGTCCCGTGGTCGCACAAGAGCTGGCACGGAGCTTGCAGGGTGGGATCTCTTACCCGCCCAAGAAAAAAGAGGACAGTGTATGTACATAATTATGGGGTACACCCCCGAAAACGAACGGGTCCCATCAATATACATATGTAGGTTACACACGTTTTTAAGCGTTTCCGATTCGACGAACATTGAGCTTCTCTTTCTTTTAAAACATCTCGAAATTCCCTGAACATTGAGCACACCTTTTTTAAAAAACGTGTACGCGTGTGGGGGACTTGACGGGGGTGTATGTGGTGTGGTATACTTTTGTGTATGTCGGTTTTCCATGAAAGTTTGAGAAATATTGAATACAGCGATTTGAAGGACGATTCTGTATTGGAATTCCGTATCGAACATTTGAATAAAAGGTTATTGGTGGATCATGCCCGATCAAAGCTCAGCGCTGGTTATGTCCGAGGAGCTTTTAGCGAAGTTCGCCCCGTTGGAGTCTCGCGAAAAGTTGCTGGCAATTAAATACGTTGAATATGTAAGCGTATATAAAGCGGCGAAAGAGGTAGGCATTAAGCGTACGGAGGCGGAGGCTATATTAATGCGTCCGCTTGTACGTGAGTATGTAAATGCTGTAACAGATCAGTTGGCGGAGGTATCGTTAATAAACAAGGTAGTTGTCGAGCGTTATCTGCTTTCATTGGTTCCCAAGGTTACGGGCGAGGAGGAGGTAGCTCAGGTTTATCAGGGTGGGGAGTTTATGGGTCGCCGTTTTGATGGACCAACTGCGTTGAGGTTGGCGAGTGAGTTGGGCAAGCATGCTGGCATTGAAAAGGCGTCGGGCGGTGTCAGTATCAATTTAAATTTCGGAGCTTTGGGTGTCCAAGGCGGTGCAACAATTGAAGGTGAGTCAAAGGAGATTGATTAATGCCTACAGCCCCGTATTATTCAGGTAGAAAGACACTGCCGGTACCGTCGTTTGAGAATGAGCGTTCGGATGAAGACCCCCATAAGCGCAAGGCGCGGGAGTTGCGGGAGTACTATGCCCGTGGGCGTAAGCACACTGAGGACAAGAAGAAGCTTCGCAAGAAGGTTAAGAAGAACAAGGCAATTATCAAGAAGCGTTTGGCGGAGGGCAAGATAGTGCCGGTCAAGCGCAAGGCTGGGGAGAAGGGTAAGGTTCGTGCTTCGGGCATATTTCGTGAGCGCCGTGACTACGATAATGATGGCAAGCCTAACACTGGGAATATCAAGCGTAAATGAGTGATATAATCCTACCTAATGATTGGGAAGCGCGTGATTATCAAATCCCGCTTTTCACTCATATGTTTGATGGTGGCTTGGACAGAAAGCGGGCAGCTTGTGTTTGGCATCGCCGTGCAGGTAAGGATTCGTGTTGCTTAAACTTCAGTGCTGTGGCGTCTCAGATGCGTATTGGTACTATATGGCATATGTTACCGACGTTGAAGCAGGGTCGTCGTGTTATTTGGGACGGTATTGATCGGTATGGTCGACGTATGATTGACCAAGCGTTTCCGCCGGAGATAAGGGAAACGCAAAATAATTCAGATATGCAGATTCGATTGAAGAATGGATCGGTATATCAAGTGGTGGGTTCAGACAACTATGATTCTCTCGTTGGTACTAACCCTATTGGTGTCATTTTTTCAGAATGGTCGATTGCAGATCCCAGCGCATGGGATTATATACGACCGATCTTAAGGGAGAATGGCGGTTGGGCTCTCTTCATTTACACCCCCCGTGGTAAGAATCATGGCAAAACGACGTACGATAATTTTGCACAACTTGCGGAAAAAAATAAAAGTTATTTCTCTTCTCTGCTTACTGTTGATGATACCTGCTACCCAGATGGGCGACCTCTCATTTCAGCCGAGGATATCCAAGAAGAACGCGATTCCGGAATGCCTGAAGAGAAGGTCAACCAAGAGTATTACTGCTCGTGGGACGCGGGGCTCGAAGGGGCGTTCTTCACGAAAGAACTCGCATTGGCGGAGAAGGAAGGGCGTGTAGGGGATTACCCTTGGGATCCAGGAAAGACCGTGCAAACATGGTGGGACTTGGGTTTGCGCGACAAAACATCTGTTGGATTTACCCAGCGCCATGAAAATGGTGCACCAATTTTTATTGACCACATGACGGGGCGTAACAAATCCCTCGACACGTGGATTAGAGACGTCCGGAGTATGCCATATGATTATGACTTACACACCGGACCACATGATTTGGAGCAACGGGAGTATACTTCAGGTAAAGCCCGTATTGATTTTGCGGCTGAACTAAACTTCGACTTTGAAGTAGCCCCTAAGATTCCTGTTCCAGATGGCATCGACCAAACGCGTAAGATGATTCGGCGTGCCTATTTTCACCGCCCATTGGTTCAAAAAATGCTGGATTCATTAGCCTCCTACAGGAGAGAATATGATGAAAAGCTTCAACTTTTTAGAGACAAACCGGTACACGATTGGTCGTCTCATGATTCGGATATGGCGAGGTACTGCGCGATTTCTTGGGATTACCATGGGGGCGTGTCTCGCCATAGTAGTCTCAATTTTACTGCCACTCGCGCTCTTAGCAGTCATGGTGCTGCTGGACTCGTTAACAACTCTATTGCAGGGTTTAGTGTGAAAAGGAATCTGTAATGAAATGTGAAAGAATTCGGCTTGGGTACGAAACGATGTACTCCGAGCAAACAACAATCCAGCAGACTTGGGACACGATCGCGCATCTTGTTGTGCCTTTCCGTGGCAGTTTCTGGCGTGATAACTCAAATGAAAATGCCATCAATTGGCACGAACAACGCAACATCTACGACTCAACAGCGCCAATGGCTAATAACCTGTTGGCAAGTTCTATTCATTCGGCATTGACGAACCCTGCTTACCAGTGGATGGACGTCATGATGCGCAACCCCAAGATTCGCCCCATTAAGAAAATCATGGAGTGGTCGCAGCATGCAGCTGAGCAGATGTACTATGCTCTATATGATAGTAACTTCGACCTTGAAGCGAACGAGTTATACCTTGACCTCCCCTCCTATGGTACTGGTTTCATCATGGAGGAGGAAGTTCTCAAGGGCGGACGGTTTGACTCATTGAATTTCCAATCCGTGCCGGTGAAAGAAGCACTATTTGAGGAAGACCATAAGGGTCAGCCCCACGTGTTCTACCGCCAATATCGTTGGACAGCGGCTCAGATCGTTTCCCGTTTTGGTTTGGATAAATGTCCGGACAAGATTAAAGATCTTTATGCCACCAACCAGCGTTCCGTCATTAAGCATAAGGTAACTTTCTGCATTTTCCCGCGTCCTAAAATGGCTAAGAATGTTGACTCGTTCAGTGTTCTTGCTCCAAAAGAGCGCCCATTTGGTGCTAAGTTCATACTGCACGATTCTGCGGAAATGATCGGCGATGAGCAGGGGTACTATGAAATGCCCTGTTTTGTCCCCCGTTGGCGCAAAACCAACCAATCCAAGTACGGCAATAGCCCTGCAATGATCGCGTTGCCGGATATTCTAACCGTCAACCGTTTTGTGGAACTCGTACTGAAGTCTACCGAGAAAGTAATCGACCCCTCTAACCTTGTTACGGAGCGTGGTCTGCTCTCCAACCCCAACTTCCAGCCCGCTGGTTTTACGGTTGTGCGCGACATCGAGCGGTCAATGAAGCCATATGAATCCAAGGCGCGTTTCGACGTCAGTTCATTGGAACGCGACCAGCTACAATCCAGCATCAATCGCATTTTTTATGTTGATCAGCTGCAGTTGAAGGATTCTCCGGCTATGACGGCTACCGAAGCCAACATCCGGTATGAAATGATGCAGCGTTTATTGGGTCCAACATTTGGTCGGATGAAGCATGACTTCCTTAATCCGATGTCTGAGCGTACGTTTAAAATCCTGTACCGTAACGGTGTGATTGATCCCATCCCTGAGGAAGCCTATTCAGAGGACGGTATTCCTGAGATTGATTTCTATTACACTGGTCCAATGGCACGCGCACAACGCTCTGACAAGATCAACTCAGCATTTGCATGGGCTGGTCAGTTGGCTGAACTCGCCAATACCCACCCTCGATTTGAACAAGTTCTGGATAATATCAACCCTGATGGTTTTGCTGAAATGACAGCTAAGCATGGTAGTATTGATTCAGTTCTTCTCAACGACGCGAAAACAGTTAAGAAAATACGCGCTGACAGAAGTGAGCGCCAACAAGTAGCCGATGCCGAAGCCACCGGTAACGCCATGAAAGCGGCTGGTGAAGGAGCACAGGCGGTAGCAGCAGCCCCAACAGGAACAGGAGCAGAAAATGTCGTCCCAATCAGAGCAGGAACTGGAGGAAATGAAGCGGGCATTAGTCCGCAAGGCTAATCTTTTCCGCAGAGTTTTTGGAACACCAGATGGTCAACGTGTAATCAAGCATCTTGAAGACGAATTCTTGAAAGAGGATTATCGTGGATCAACAAACGAAGAAACTCATTTCAACCTTGGGGCGAGAGACCCAATAAAATATATCAACAAACTACTGGAGTATGATAATGTTGAAGAATCTGTATACACGAAAATTGAACTCTGATCCTGAGGGTGAAGGCGGCGAAAGTTGGCTTGCCTCTCTGCCAGAGGAACTGCAAATCTCACCTGATCTGCAGGATATCAAGTCAGTTGAAGCTCTGGCTGAAAACTTCATCGAACGCGGTAAGCATGTCGGTGCAAGTATTCGTATCCCAAGTGAAGACGCCAGTAAGGAAGATTGGTCTAAGTTCCACAGCCGTCTTGTTGAACGCGTGCCTAACTTGATGCCTACGCCTGATTTCACGGACAAAGATTCTGTGAATGACATCATGACCCGTATGGGTAAGCCGGAAGCCGCAGGTAAATATAAAGATCCTGAAGGCATGGAATTGCCCAATGGCGCAGACCTCAGGGAATTGGCATTTAACCTCAACCTGACTCAGAGTCAATATGAGGGTTTGGTCAAGGGCACATTTGATAAGATGAATTCGGACAATGAAGTATCAGCACTTCAACAGACCGAAAACCTCATGAACCTCAAGAAAGATTGGGGTCTTGCCTTTGACGAGAAGATAGGTCGTGTTGGTGCACTTCTCGAAATCATGGAAGCCCCTGAGCCTTTGAAGAACGCGTTCAAAGAGAACGCCATGGATACTGCTCTTGTTAAGTGGTTGGATGACATTTCTGCTGCCATTGGCACTGAGGGCGGCAACCTGTTCAATGAGGAAACAGAGGTAATGACCCCCCTCGATGCCCAAACGCGCCTTGATGAAATCATGAGCAACATGGATCACCCGTATTGGGATCAGGGCAAAACCGGTCATAAAGCCGCCGTAATGGAAGTTGAAGAACTTACCGCTGCGTCTATTGCTGGGGGCGTTGACCATCGCTGATATTGAGGGGGGTTGACATGACCCCCCTTCGTATGGTATACTTTTCATATACTGAAAAAACGGGTAGCGATCAAACGTCCGTAAAGTAAGTAAGCACGGGGTCCGTCTCTGAATACGGGTAGCTTCAAAGCGAAAGTGAATTTTCTTTTATTTGCCTTTTTCTTTGGAGTTTATTAAAAATGGCTATTACTATTTCCAACGTTCGCGTCCGGACGTACGAAAACATCGTACGCCATCTGGCGCAGCAGGGCATTTCGCGTCTGCGTCCGTGGGTAATGGAAAAGGCTGTGAACTCGGAGGCTCATAACTGGGAAACCGCGAATTCTGTTGATGCCGTACCCAAGGCAACTACAGGTCGTGTGACTACCCCGATTATGGATACTCCTTGGGATCGCCGCATTACTCGTCCTGGTGTTATGCACGTCGGTGACACGGTTGAAATTGAAGATCCTTCAATGATGATCGTTGATCCGAACAGCAACATTGCCCATACTCAGGCTATGGCAATGAAACGTGCTTTCGATGATAAAATCATCGCCGCCGCAACCGGTACTTCTGAAAACAACGCCGGTCCTGTTGCCTTTGACAGCAATCAGGAAATCGGTGATTATAGTCAAGACTTCTCTTTCGATATGGTAACTGCCGTATCTGAGAAGTTCATGGCTAACGACATCGACCCTGATATTCAGAAGGTATTTGTTATTTCACCCGCCATGGCTCGGAAGCTTCTGCAGCTTACTGAAGCCACTTCTGGCGATTACAACACGCTGCGTCCTCTGGCGTCCAAAGGCTATGTTGAGTCTTGGATGGGCTACACTTGGGTAGTTTCTACTCGTCTGATGTCCCCTGCCGCCAACCAGCGTGATATCTTTGCAATGACCAAGAAAGCTTTGGGCATGCAGGTCAATCAGGACATCAGTGCCAAGATTGCCCCTGACCCGACCCGTAGCTTCCTGTGGGTAATCTACAGCCATGCTAACTTCGGCGTTTCACGCATCGAGGACAAGCATCTGGTCTGGTGTAAAGTGAAAGAAACCGGAGCTGGCTCATAAGCTCCCATTGGAAGGAGTCCCGACATCGGGACTCCTTTTTCTTATAATAATATTGGAGAAGCCCTATGGCAATTTTACGTTCAGGCATTCGGGACAATGAGAAATTTGAATTGATCCGATTGCTGCACGCAGGTGAACACAGTGAAGCACAGCTTTGCGCTCACTTTCAGATCGCACCGGAAACTTTGGCAGGTCTCGTAAAAGAGGCACGTGAAACCTACAAATCAGGTAAATACAACCCCGCCAAACATATGGGCATCGATAATGCGCCGCGTGTAACTCTTGAGGAATCCGAACCGGATGAACTTAATGAGGTACAGCTTGATGTTGAATCAAGTGATATTTCCGCTTATGATGTGTCAAAAATGATTGACGAGTCAGAAGCTAAAGTTTCTCCCGATGGTGAAGCCGCAGACGGTGAAATTCCTGATTTTGTTAAGGAATACGCTGCAGAAACCGGTCAGGATTCTCCTCAGTCACAGGAAATTAACGACGAGGATTAACCTATGGACTTAATCGCCCCCGAAACGACGCCACGCAACTTCAAGCTTGAAAAGAATAAGGACAAGCGTGAAGCTACTCGCGGTTCTGCGTCGGTTGTTGACCCCAATAAATTGTCTATTTTTATGGGCGCAAACGTCGACCTTGCTAAGAAGACCACTGTAGTTGCTGGTTTTCAGAAGCTGTTGACTTACCTGCTATCCCGTTTGAATGAACACACAGCAAGTGATCACCTCATTGTGCGGTGCCCTTACCTGCAGGTCAATGACACCAACATTGTGATGGAAACCACTGATGCTAATATCGCAGCAGATGATATCGCCATTGTTGTGCACAGTTCGTTCACCGACTATCAGGAAAGTCACTTCATCAAAGAAACTGTCGACCAGCTTTTATTGGTTCTTATTGAAAAAACTGCTGGTAACTAAAAGGGGGTGATTCGTGTCCCACCGGAATGACCTAAAGCGTCAAGCTTTACTGAACCAAGGTATTCCAGCTCAAGCCATGTCGGATATGACTCTGGCATGGCTTAAGTCTTTAGGAGCTACCGCTAACACAATCCCCGACGCATGGTGGGAGTACCTAACTGGTCAAGGCTATTCCGGTTCGCTGGGTGACATGCAATACACATGGCTCGGCGATTTGGGCTTTACCGGTACTATAAGCGACCGGTGGCACGCGTTTTGGGCAAGTGGCGGTACGGTTGTTGATCCGTTCACTCAGGAAGTGGTGCTGCTCGGCGATTCCAACATGGTGGGCGCACCGCCAGCGCATTATGGCGTAGGCGACTACATCACCAACCCAACGACCAAGCGGCAAGAAGCGTTTTCCGGTCAAACGATGGAACAGTTGGCGACCAATGTCGGTACGCAGCTCGACAATTGGTCCAATGCCAACGCCGCCATTGTCCATTGCGGCACTAATGACGTTCAAAGACCGACGGATGGTCAAGATGGTCAAGCAAGTGCTCGTGATATATTCGGTTGGGCACAAACTGTGGCTACGGAATGTTTGAACCGTGGGCTTCCTGTTATGTTTTGCCAAATTCCACCCATGGCGGACAGTAGTTGGGCTGATCTTGAAAGCGGTGAGGTTGGTCACAAAATGCAGGACACCACAGACCAGTGGAATGCATTGATGGCAGAATGGGCAGACGCAACCGCAGGCGTTTCGTTCTCCCGTACTTATTATGACGCGGTTCGCGATCCGAACCCTGTTCCTAAATACCCCAATGACGGCAAGCTTTCCGCATACGCAGAATCTCAAGGTCACTATACTGAATCCGGTGCTACAGCCGGTGGCGGTGCGATCAGTGCCGACATTGCCAACCGTTTTGATTCGAATCAGGCAATTGCTGACGGCAAGCAGGCATTTGGTGGTTACACTGGCTTGACGCAAGTTGAAACTGATATCCTTCGCGCCTTTGGTAGCCGGTCAAGCACTCTGACAATTTGGAATCGCATCTTTGATGTGCTGTTGCTGCGTATGGTGACCGAAGCCAATGCGCTGACAACCATGAAACGGCAGCAAACCGCTGTTAGTTCCGGCACATTCACAACCAAATCCGGCGTGGCGACCGTATCTGGCGTCGCCAGTTACATTCAGTCGAAACTCAACAAAGAGGACATGGGGCTTGGTATCAATGATCCATGGTGGTTCGGTTTCTTTGGCGGTAGTTTCAGCACTGATTCAGCAGGGACATTTTCTGCGATGGGTGCATCAAAAGACTACAACGCGTCCGGCGCGAATGATGTACGTGACGTAGATACTAACAGTCGGGTATCAGTATTCCAAGACTCAGTTCCATCAGGCTCAAATGTTGCTGGTGGTGACTCTAGTGATTGGAATGATGCATTGGTTCTGGTTGGCGGCAGAGGACAATGGGTTCAAAGCAATAGACCGGTTTATTACTCAATCGGTACTACGGTAAATGAACTCACAATGAGCCATTTTGTCCCGAAATCTGACAACACCAACATTGAATTTTACCTTGGTGCGGCGAATGAAATTCCGACGATGCGATATTCGGACGGTGCGGGTACGTTTGCTTTGGCTATCATGGGTAGCGGTGAATTGACTGCCGCAGAGAATCGTAGTTTTGCTTCTATCGTGTTCCGTCTCATAAGGCAAATGGGCAGATGAGAGTAGCAGCAGTACAAACAAGCTTTTTAGGTGGGGAGATTTCCCCGTCCGCTCAAGGCGCTGTAGATTCTGAGATCTATGCCAAGGGCTTGGCTGTATGTCAGAATGCTATCCCTACTATTCAGGGTTCCGTACGTCGACGTCAAGGCACATTATCTGCTCGATTGTCAGGCGGCTTGGCTGTATCTCGCCTTTTCAATTTCCCTAACCGTGAGGGCAATGATTGGTGCGTTGAAATAACAGAATCCAAATTGACCGTCTATAAGCGCATTGGTACTGAAGTAACTATTGAAGATGGTGTAACCGGTAACAATCTTCTTGAAGACCCGACATTTGAACGCCGTACTGTGTGGGGCGGAGGTCAAGTATACAAAGTTGATGCGCCTTCTACACATTATGGCGGCGGCAATGTCCTCATTGATGATAGTAGAAACCCCGATGGAGCCAGTGGCTCAGGTAATCTTTATTACTTCGGTAACTACAGCCCGTATGACATAACTGATTATTATACCTCCTCTAGATATAAACACTACGGACAGCGTTTTTGGCCGTCTGTCGTAGGCGCGTCTTGTAAATGTGTGCCTACAGTATATGACAAAACTGATAATTCTGAAGTAGCGGTTGTTGGTGCGTCTAATATGTCATTAAGTGCTCAAGTTGATTTAGATGAAGTGCCCAATAAACATATCGCCTTTTTCACTTTTCGATATGTCGGTCAATTAGATGATGCGGGTTTTAATCAAGAGTCTTGGTCCGATGGTACGCCGATTCCGCCAGCCCCCACTGATAATGACATAAATAGCAGCCGAGGCAAGGTAGCTACGAGTCAACCTACTCATAAGTTGCGTGTACAGGTAAAATCTCAAATGTACGAGCAGGCAAATCCAGGCACCTCCTCAAGTTACATCCATGTTGATATGACTGTTGATATACAGACCGTGGGGGATGTATACAACATAGTAACGCCTGAATGGGATCCTTCAGATCACGTGTTACCAGCAGGCTGGGTGTGGCAAGCATATTATATACGTGCGTGGATTGAAATGACTGATATGGCATCTACGGATGCCACTCCTATTGAAAGGGCAGTGGTTTATGGTGAAGTATCCGCTCCGTTTTTGGGTCCAGTTCAAAGCTCTGGCGGGACACAAGCAATTTTTGATCATGATTGGTCTCAAACTCATATTTTTGATATTGTTGTTGACGTTGATCCTTCCAATCAAGTAATGGCATTGTGCCATCAGGATCGTGAACCTCGCTGGTTAAAACGTGACACTAACGGCAATTGGACATTTGAAAAGTTTTCTGATGTAACCGGCTGGGTTCCCCCTGCGGCTTGGGCTGCTGGTGATTACCCCGTAGCACCGGCATTTTTCCAAGGTCGTTTGTGGCTTGGCGGGTGTAAAAATGAGGGCGGTCGTTTGCTTGCGTCCCGCACCGGTACGTTCATGGATTTTGCGCCCAACCCAAGCGATCCCGCGTTGGAAACAGATCCAATGGCATTCCCGTTGGCTGTTACTGGTAATATTGCTTGGCTGAAGGCACACAAAGAATTAGTGATTGGCACATCCCGTGATGAGTGGATTGGTACTTCAGTATCCGGCGTGATATCCAATGCTGACCGCCAATTCAACAAACAATCCGCTTGGGGATCAAGAATCCATATCCCTAAGATTGTTGGTCGTGACATCGTGTATATCCAAGCTCCCCCGTCTAAAGTACGTTCTATGCGGGATGAAGGCGACGAGTCTTATGGCTATGCATCCAAGGATATAACCCAACGTGCAGAACATTTGTTCCGTTCTGGTATCAGCGAATTGGGATATCTTGACGACCCGCACCATATGCTTATGATGCTCAGCGCGATTGACGTGGTAGGCATGGTGTTTGACCCTGATTCCGCCACACAAGCCGCATTCCAATTCACTTCCCCGTCTGGCTACCCAATAGTTAGCATATCCGTTACGGCGGATGCTGATGGTTCAGTTATGTGGATCTCCCGCAAGTATGTCGATGAGGGAATTCACATGATAGAACTTTATGCTGAAGAAGGACTGCCCCAATCCTTACATGACGGTGCGGTAATTGGTCAAGTACCAAACGACCGTAAAGTATCCGGTCTTGACCCTTGGAACGGTTTTCCGGTTGATATTATTGTCCGTGACCCTGAAGGCGCATACCACACATTAGGTATGGTTACTGTGGTCAACGGTGATATCATAATCCCAGGAACTGTTGTCGGTGATTATTCTATTGGTGCTCCGTTCAAGATGAATGTCGAATCATTGCCGCTTGAGGGCAGTTCCAACATTGGTACTTCTCAAATTGACAAGCGCAAATTTTCAGAAGTCGGATTGAGGCTCATTAATTCCTCTATTCCGACGGTTAACGGGTCTGAGTACAACCCCAATGATGACTTTTTCGAAGGCGTTGTTGAGGATAATCCTATTGTTACGGGTGACATATTCATTCGCCTTGACGGATATAGCGATGGTGTGATAAAATTGTCACAAGAAAAATCACTACCTGTAGAAGTTGCAGGATTCTTTGGCGTTGTAAGGAGTAGCAACCGGTGACTACTGAAATTGAAATTGCTAATATTGCTTGCGTCAAATTAGGTATCTCCCCCGTTACAAGTACAGATGATACCATTGCCAATATTCAAGGTACTGATAAAGATTCCCGCCTGATTAAGACCCAATATGCGCCTTGCAGGGATGCCGTGCTTGAGTCACGCCCTTGGAGTTTTGCTATGGTTCGACGGGAATTGGCAAGGGATACGTCTTCACCTGATTTACCGGCATACAACAATCAGGAAGGTTACTTTCTTGTTCCGACTGACATTTTGAGAGTCCATCGTGTGTTTGATAATGTGCGCATGGAAAATCTTTATGAGCGTTGGAGTAAGGAAGAGAAATGGATTTTTGCGCCTGAAGTTGAAACGATTTGGGTGCTTGGCATCAAACAACAGACTGACACAACGCTTTTCAGTGCCAATATGATTCAGGCATTAGCTTGCCATTTGGCAGCTACCATATGTGTTGATTCAACTGAAAATACAGACCTTGAGAAGAAGCTTTGGGCTGAGTATGAAGAAAAACTCTCTGAAGCCGCCGCCCTCGATGGTGCTCAAGGAATAACCGAAGTGTTTGAGGCTAATTCGCTTGTTGGTGCACGTGTTGGCTATGGAGTACGTTGGTAATGGCACAAGTTAAAATTGGTAATGTTGAAGGGTATGATTGGAGCAAGGCTACCGGCTCTCAGAAACTTGAGGCAGCTGGCACTATATTGAAGGGCATAGGTGATTACGCTTCTGCCCTTCAAGCCCAATCTACGGCGCAAGCGGATGCTGATAGCATTCGTCGTGTTGCCGCACGTGATTACTACAATAACATGCGCACATTGAAGATTGACCTCGCCTCTATTAACGCTCGTTCGGCGGCATCTGGCTTGTCAGTATCCGGCACGGGTTCAGTTCGAGGTGGTCGTGGTTCTGTCATTTCTGGTACTACGTCCAATTACTACGACGCCTATCGTGAATATGGTCGCGATGAAGCGAGATTTTTGTACACTACTGAAATGCATCGTGCTACCAACATTGAAAATGCTGCTAAAGGCGGCGTAATGGCTACAGGTCTCGGTGTTGTTGGTGCTGTATTCGGTGCTTTTGCAGGTGGTCCAGCTGGCGCAAGCGTAGGCTATAGCTTAGGTTCAGCAGCCGGAGGATTTATGTCCTCATGAAGTTACCTGACTCAAGATCAAAACCTTACGGTTCTTCCTCTCCTGTAACCCACCGCGATAGCGGTGTTGCTGGCAAAGGATTAGAGTCTCTAGGTAATACTCTCACAACTCTCGGTATTGAAGCTGAGAGAAATGAGCGTGAAACCCAATACTACGATAACAAGGGTCGTGCAGTAGCTGAACTTTCGAACCTTAAAACTCTTGTTGACCAGACCCCATTCTATTCCGAGTTGGAATTGAACTACATGGGCGTCGAATATGACGAGTCCAAACTTGTTGAAGTAGATGGTCAAAAAGTTATGCCTTCCGCCCATGTCATGGACAAGGTGTACCAAATTGGTTCTGATGGCATCATCGATAAATATACTGCTCACGGTGAAGGTCATGATGATATCAATGCCAAAGTACGTTCAGAGTTAATATCCCAAAAGCAAGCCCCTGACCAAGCTTCCGTTGCCGTAAGCCGGTACAATAAGACCTTAGGTGAGGCACATACTGCCATGATGGGAAGTATTGCTGTTGATGAACAGATCGGTAATCTTGCTGGTATTCAAGATACTCTTGAGAGTGCCATACTTAATGATACCATTGATCCTGTAAATGCTGACAAGTTATACAAATCTTCTGAACAGAGAGTTGTGAGTCGCGGCTATTTTGATGATACGAACTCAGCTGAGAGCATTGAGGAACTTGACAATATCCGGCTGAATCTGTCGACTGACCCATTGCTCACGTCCGAGTCAAAAACTGCTGTTATCAACGGATTAACTAATCGCGAGAATTTTATTCGTGGTCGTAAGGATCGCGATGAGAATGAAAAGTTTCAGCAGATGGCTTTTGACATCGATGCCGGTAAGTATGCATCTGCTAAAGAACTGCAAGATGCGATTCAACAGGCAACCCTTGATGGGAGCATTGACCCTGAACGCCACCCCACCCAGTTATTGGATCGCTGGCAACGTGTTCCTGTATACAAGTCCCAACAATACGAGTATGGCAAAAATCTCCTGTTGAATGAAACATCTGAGATTCTTGTGGCTATTCAACAGTCTGATGTGCCTAATGCCACTCTTAAAGTGAAAATAGAAGCGGCGAAGCGTAAACTTCTTAAAGAAGCCCAAAATAACCCCGGATATTCAGCCATTTTCCTTACTCGTATAGGTCAATTGGAAGATATCGAGAAGCAAATGCTTCAGACCAATTCATTTTCTCTTGCGATGAGAATGATCGATAACTACTTGGGTGTCAGTGAATGGGGTCCAACATCAACTGATGTTAAAGCTATGGCGAAAGATTTGATGGTCGCCGAAATGCTTCGCTATGGCGATGGAATAGGCGGCAATGCTGATTATGTAAAGTGGTTTGAAGAAAACAAGGACAAATATGAGATTGGTGAATCCTTTGATGCTGCAGATATGGAGATTTCCATATTAGACAGGAGAATGGGTGATTTTAAACTTAGCCATCCTCCTTCGTACAACAGCCCTATATTGGGTTTTAGTTTCCAGTGGGAAGAAATCCACAAAGCCAACAAAACCGGCGGTAGAGCTGCGCTAAGAACATTGATTCAAGAACGGATTCGAGCTTTTGTTGCAACTAACCCCACCCCAGATCAATTGGCAGCTGCACAAGCTGAAGTCGAAGCGTTTGAAGATTCTGTTTTCATGGGCAATTCAGACCTTCGCATCAGAAAAATGAAAGAAGGCGAAGCAGACTTTATCGCCATATTAGAAGAAAACTGGGATTCACCCTTCAGGGAGCCTAAATAATGGGACTTTGGGACGAAGCTTTAAAAAATGAAGATAGTCGCGCTGCGGATGAGAAAGCTAAGAATGCGGCTACTCAGCCTGAAGCGATAAATGAATTTTACGACGCTGGTGGCGTAGGTCCAGGCAATAATGTTGCGGAAGATGTTGGCATCATTGAAATGGTGTCTGACCCTGAGCTACTGACCCCGCCGCCCGAAGAACAGACCACGGGGGGCGTGGCGGATGCGTCTGTCGGCGAGGACACGTCTCCTGCCGCCGCCGTCGCTGTCGACACAGAGGATGCCCCCGCTACTGCCGATAGTCCCGACGTCGGGACGGAGGAGGACACGGGAGACCCCGCCCAAACCACCCCCTCAACTGGCGCTCTGTACCGTCTCGCAACGGGTGAGGCTATTACTGAGGATGAAGTGGAATATGTAAGTGAGTCCCTCCGTTCTCAAGGTGCATCCGATGAAGATATCGATAACGCACTTAAAAATGCTAAGGTTGAGGGGCGCGAAGAGGAAACAGTTGAACTTTGGAATGATGAAATAGCCGCCAAAGTGGAAGCTGCTGCCGCTCAAGAAGCTGAAGAAGAGGAATTCATTAAAAACAATAATGTTGATAGCGAAGTAATGCCTCCCCTTCCCGAAATACCTGAGACTCCCGCCACAAAGTTCGACGACGACAAGCCCAAAGAGTCTAATTGGCTCGATGAAATTTTTTCTCTTTACAGCGGCGTAGATCAGAAGTCGGGCATGGTTACGACTTCATATGGTGGAGGCGTTTCACATGAAGCGTTGCCTTCACACACCGATATGGTCAAAGTTGAAGACTTAACCGATCATGAAGAGTGGATGCAGTCTGCCCGTACCATGTTCCCTCATTTCGAAGGAACAGATGAAGAGTTGAGTACCCTTTTGCGTAAGGAACTTAGCGGTATTTCATGGAACACACTTCTTGCCGCCGGTTTTGCTATGGGTCTCGATGAAAAGACCCCTGAATATGCCCGTGCTGCGCTTAAAGCTATGGAGATACGCGGCAAAACAATCACCAATTGGGATGATTTTGCGTGGGCAGTTAAAAATACAATATGGGATCCTGCTGCATTACTTGCTGCTGTAGCAGGCAGGGGCACGCTACAGCGTTTGATGCGTGACGGTGCTAAAAGTATGTTGCAGTATTATATTCGCAGCAGCGCAGCACCAATGGCTGTAGCTGGTGCCATCGAAGGTGCGGGCATTTCCACTGCTCAGGCATATACTGATGAGAAATTGCGTGAAATGGGCTTAGGTGAAGAGTTCAGCTCTGTGGATGTTACCCTTAGTGCTATGGGAATGACTGCGGGTTTCGCTGCTGGCAGTGTTTTGATTGGTTCTCCCTTCTACGCACGGCAAGTACCTAAACTCGTTAAGGAATTTAAGGCTGTAAGGGCATCCAATACAGATGAGATAGCCCGTAAATCAACGCTTGATGCTAACTCCCCCATCGAGACCAAAGGTAATGTGGTTGATTATAACGGCAAGAAACACACCGTTGAAGGCTATGACCACGGCTGGGTCAGGTTAGTTGACGGTGAGGGCAATCGTCGAAACGTACGGAAGGCTAAACTGTCCAAATGGGAGGATGTTAAGCCCCCAACTGAACCTACTGCCGTTGGTGCGCGTGTTGTTGTGGAGGGTACTGATGGCACTTTCACAGTCAAGTCCAAAGGTGGAGGTTGGATTAAGGTCGTAGATGCTGATGGCGTTGAACACAACGTTCGCGCTAAAGCACTCCGCCTTGCGGATGATGCCATCGATGAACCAACAGCGGGGACACAAAAGACCCCGTTCGATGAGGCTGAACCTGAGCCATCACCGGCTGATGTTATCAACACTGTAGATGAGCCCAATCCGCCTACTGTTGTTGAAACGAAAACTAATCGGGTTCTTGATGCTGATGAATCTTCAGCCCTTATGGATGAAGCGCGGGAGCTTGTTGAGGCTAAGTACGCAGACCGCATTGACGATATGTATGCGGACAACCCCGATCGTGTAATTGATCTTATTGAGAGGGAATATGAGAAACTCCTCAGAGAGCGTGGCATCACTAAAACCGGAAAAGGCAAGAGTGCTAAGACCACTGGCAAGACCACCAAAACTGAGCAGGAAGGTACTAAACCTAAACAAGACACTCCTGAACCTACAACACGTGAAGCAGTAGCCAAGACTACTCGCCATAACGATGTAGACCCCCATGCTGATCCTTCACCGGCTCAGACCCGCAAATTTGAGCGCATCACTGAAGAAGACTTGATTCAGTCTGAAAAAACAGGCGTACCGATCATTGACTTCTTCAACCACCCAATGTCAGCTAACTTGCGATCATTGTGGGAACGTTTCCGCACTCGCCAATTCCAACCTGATATTGGACCAGAGGATCACATGGCTCGTCGCAAGTTCATGCATAAGAGCGGACTGCAGATAAGCCAGAAGTGGCAACGTGAAGAATGGGAGACATTAGGTGCTATCTGGCAGGAACAACTGTCCCGTTTGTCTTCATTGGCTCGTCAAATCGAAGCCACAAGGGAATGGCGCAATACCCCACTTCTCATCGCTGAATTTTCCCTTGAGAAAATGCGACTTGACGCTACCGAGGCGATGTTGAAAGGTGCACGCACCCCGCTGCAAAACATGTTCCAATGGGGGCTAGGTCTAAATAATGCTTACAGAATGGGTCCAACTGCAACTGCCCAAATGACCCGCAAACTTATTCGGTATAATGGCGGCATTAAATCGCTCACTGGCAATATTGAGGCTGTGGCTAGCGGTAAGAATCCGGCAGAACTGGCTTACTATGCCCGTATGCGCCGTGCCGGATTGTGGGACACCATTGTTCGGGCTCGTTACAATTGGATGCTCTCTTCAATCCGTACACACGCCGCCAACATGATTGGCTCCGGCGCAGCTGCTATGATTGAAGGCGTTAAGTACCCCATGGCGGTTGGTTTCAACCAAATGGAGTACATGTTCGCCAAGAAGTTCCCCAAATTAATTGCCCCCACCAGCGCTGAAGATGCGCTGACTAATGGCGTCATGAATCCACAACTGATGGATGAAATGGATCGCATTTGGCTGCTAAGTCCTAATGAATGGGTTCAATCCAATACTGCTGCATTCCATGACATCTTGCGCATCATCCCTAAGATGTGGCGCAAAGAGGGATTGGACGGCGCTAATGTGATTGACGTTAGCGGTAAGATTGGTGCGGAATATCGGAACTTTGGTATGCCGGAGGACAGAATCCGGATGCGCTACAATGGTGAAGACCCCGATTGGCTTCCGGTTCGCGCACTTGAAATGATGGATACCACATTCAAGGCTTTCCATTTCCGTCGTTCCTTGTACCGCGACGCTAAACGCCATGCGAAAGCGATGGATCAGAATGAAACCGGTACTTTGCGCCCCGATATGACTTATCAGGAGCGTATGAATTATTGGCTTGCCAATCCGACGCCTGATATGGTGCGTGCCGCAAATGAACACGCTGCTAAGGCTACCTTCACCGCTGATACTAAAGTGGCATATGGTGGTCTGGTCAACATGTACGCTAAAAGCATGAGCGCCGCGCAACACAGTCACCCTGTTGGTCAGTTATTGGTTCCGTTCGTTAACACCCCCGCTAATCTGTTGGGTTATGCCCTTCAGCATTCAGCATTTGGACCAATGAACATGGCTGGTGGCAGATTGCGGCAGATCCACAATGACCCTATCGCCCGTGCTGAATTTGTAAGTCGACTGCCTATTGCGGCTGGTCTGATGTATGCTGCATTGGAACTTTACGAAGCTGGCTACATTACTGGTGAAGGTTCTACCAACTATCGTGTTAACCGTTCACGTGAAGCTATGGGCATTTACAACAATAGCTTCTACCTTGGCGGTAGCCCTCAATTCCGTGAACGAAATGCTGAGGACGGCGAGGAATTCATGAACTGGTCGTTTCAATTGGATCGCCTTGACCCCGCTGCATTAATCATCAATATGCATGCTACGACGTTTGAGACGTTGGAGACCATGAAAGACAACGACGATCGCAGCGCGTTGCTTATGGCTTCTGTGTTCCATACTGCCGATATGATTATGGATCGGTCGTTCATGAACACATATATGACTCATATTTCAGCAATCCAGAGCCAATCGGACGCGAAAGCTGTGAATCTCTTATCTGGCGTACTCAATAGCATGCTGGTAATCAACGGCTATCGCGATTTGCGTTCAGCCTCTGATAATGTTGTGCGGTCTATGTCCCCCAACAAAGGTGATAATCCGTTCCAGCAGCTGTTCGATAAGACCCGTGCACAGTGGATGAATGCAATGCCTGGATTATCGAACAAACTCCCGCCTCGAATCCTTTGGGACGGTGAAGTAAATACTTACGCTGGTCGTGGCGTAGGCGGTATGGTTTGGCGCGGATTGGTTCCAATTAGAGCTTTCTCGACCAATACCGATCGTAGTGCAGTGGCATTGTGGATGGCACAGGCTGACATAACTGAACCTGGACAAACGATAAGCATTGATTGGGCTCCGGAATCGCCTTCAGGTGGTCCAATCAGCCTTAACCTTCGTGCCATGGATGAATTCGGTTTCGTCCACAGCAAATATCAGGAATTTGTTGGTGCTGAGCGCAAACTTCTGATGGACAAGTATACCGAGGAAGGCGGTAAGTACGAGCGTCGTTACCAGAAGGCGTACGATAAAAGGTTCAATGAACTTGTTTCCATCGATTCATCACCTGAAGCACGGGATGAAGCAATGATATTGGCTGCACAAGCCGGTATGATTGCCGTTGGACCAAATAGTGCAGCATCGGCTGATATGGCTGAGATTCTGACCAATGGTCGGGTTCGGGGACAGAAGAAATTCCTCAAGTGGCTGCGCGGCGTGCAGAACAACGGCGGCACATTTGGTGCCAATGGCGGTACTGTGACCGTTAAGATTAAAAACGAATACAATAAAAATGAAATTAAGGAGATCGTAAGAGCCCTGTACAAAGGAACATCGGAGCAAATTAAGGCAATAGACGAGTACAATAAGTCTAAGGGCAATATCATTCAGTTCAGTAAGCCGGTAATACCTCCGTCAACCGGCGCTAGTTTCGCAGATGAGTTGGAACAGGAGAACAAAGATGAGAAGTCCTTGCCGCCGGCTAATCTTTAAAGTTCCAGTAGGGCTATTTAGGGGGCTTGCCCCCTCTTTTTATTATGTATTATCAAGGAGTACACTTACGCATGAATCATCCTGACGGGGAAAACAGGGTAACTAAATCAGCTTGGGCAGTCGCCACAGCTTTAACGACAGCATTCATATTGTGGTCAAGCAGCCAATTTTACCTTTGGGCTGGAGATCTCGCTCACAAAAATGAACTAGAAGCAATATCGAAAGAAATTCAGGGAATCGATACTGCCGTACAATATATGATAGCCAAAGGCTACATAGATGATTTCGAAAGGGAAAAAGCATCAAGCACAAATTGGACTCAAGTCAAAGAAGCTGAGTTAAATTTTTGGATCAATGAAAAACACAGGCTTAGCCGCCTCCTAATGGAACGTGCAACAAGGGGACAACAATAATGTCATTAAGTGCAGCACAACGGGAATTCACAAAAGATATCGCCTTACTTATCATCCATGCTAATGAACTGGAAATGGAACTGACATTCGGCGATGCATATCGAGATTCTGAAACCCGTTCACGCCGTGGACATCCTGACAGTAATCATGGTCGACGTCTTGCTGTTGACTTCAATCTTTTCATCGACGGCGAGTATAAGACCCAAACTGAAGATCATCGCCCATTAGGTGAGTATTGGGAATCGCTCCATCCGGACAATGTTTGGGGCGGTAACTTCGGCGACGGAAACCACTATTCACGTCGCTATCAGGATTACCCTTTCTAGGAGAGTATTATGGTTGTACAAGCAGGATTGACGCTTATAACTCAGGCATTGAGTCTATTTGGTGAACGAGGCAAGGCTGCTAAAGCGGAAGCCGAAAAACGAATTGCCAGCATGGGGCGGACGTGGACTGATGAATTTATTGTCATTGTGTTCTTCGCCCCGCTAGTTATTGCATGGTTCTCACCGGAACGATCTAATGCATGGATTGCCAACCTTGAGGCGATGCCTGAATGGTACGTCGCCCTACTAATTGCAATTGTTTCTGCAGTTTTCGGGCTTGGTAAAATTAAAGGCTATCGGAAAGGTAGTTAGTTCCACGGGCTTCGTTGTCCACATACATCATAAGCCCCGTTAAAGCCAAATGAAGATGGGGGAGTCCTGACTCTTCGTCAATAAGTACACCATTCTGGTGAGCCAGTAAATGGCGCAGAACAGAGTCAATTCCCTCATTCTTCTCAAACCCCTTTTTCCAGTTATCGCGGGCATACTTTTCCAACCCGAATTGCATAACCTTAGTGATGGCGATTATTGCATCAGGTGCGCTGAGCACTAGTGTTAATTTGGGCTTACCTTCATTCTTGCGCACTGCTTTGTCCATAAAGGATCTCCTTAGCAAAATTGTTCCAATCGATACCACAGAACACGTAATGCGTGGCATCCTCCCAGAGGTCTCGGATTCCGGTCTCATGCAGTCGGTATTTAACGGCATCTTCACCTTTGATGAGGTAGATGTTACCGTTATCCCACCAAGCCACCCAGACATTGCGCCCTACGCGTGCGGCTTTCTTCATCCAGATATATTGGCTCTTTCGCAGCTTTGGTTCGACTTTTAGTTCCAGCCAAACTTCTATGCCATACACGTAACAACCATTAAGATCAGGTGTACCGGCTCCGACTTCAATGTTCTCAACAGGCTGCCAGTGCCACCGGCTATTGCTTAGTTTGCCTAAGATCAGTTTACGTAGATCGTCTTCACAGCGTATGTTTTGCATGAAAAATTAACTCCTCTACTTTGCGTGATGCTAACATTATGTTTGGGTTCAGCTCAGGGTCTGCGATTCCTTGTTCGTATCGGTGGGCGCAGTCTCTTCGCACCAAATCAGCATGCTCTCCCATTGCATTAAATGTAATCCACCAGAATGCTTCAAGGCGATCCGCAATTCGAAGTATTTGGACTTCGTTGGTCGCCAATACACGTCCGGTAACTCGCTCATATAGGCTGTTAATGTCAAAACCTTGTTCTCTGGCTTTGTCTTTGACAGATGTTGGAACATCACCCAACAGAACTTCATCAAGATCATGAGCAAGCGCAGCTTTGGTAATTTCTTTGTCATCAATACAAGCCTCCTTGGCTATAGCGCGTGCAATCATACACACATTAAACGAATGTTCAGCCAGTGACTGTTCTTTTATGGTTCGAACAATATGCCACCGCTTAACGTCTCCGGCTCTTAAGATATCATGAATTTTCAATTTCTTTCCTCAACCTTGATTTCGTCTATTCATGGCTCATGATCCCTGAATGTCCAGCTTTCCAAGTCCGTTGCTTGTTGACTTCCATCTTTTCGGCTATGGCTTCAGACGCGTCGATACCAGCCAAATGGCAGAGATCAAGAACCAATATGAGGACGTCGCCGACTTCACCCTTATCAAGTTCGCCGGTTTTATTGTACTCTTGAGCGAGTTCCGGAATTTCTTCCATTACTAGCTTCCACAAGGTTTGCTCAAGTTTCCGGTCAGCGCCGATTACCTTGTCAGCCCAATCAACGATGTCCTTTGTCGCTACCTTAAAGCTATGATAATTTGCCATTTTTCACCTTCTTCACGTCATTATGAGTTGGTCCATGCCCTGTCCAGCGCACAATCTGACTTGACAAATCGAGCTGCTGACCGAGAGCGATAAGAGTACCGATCAATTCCTTCAGTTCCTCGCGGGTCATGTAGTTGGCGAAGTTAAGGAATATAGCGTTGGGCTGGCATTCACGCATAGCATCGAGGATTTGTTCATTTGAGAACGTGAACACGCGACGAATACGACCGGTGACTGTGGTGGTTTCAGCTTCCTGCTCAAGTTCATCCCATTCGAGTTCATGTTGGTCACCATAAACTGGTCCACTTGTTCCGTTCTCGGTATTGCCGACACGGATCGGGAATGTACGGGCTACGCCATACACATTGGCGAGAAACCGGATAGGGACACCACAGTAATCCATGAACGCGGCGGGGGTACAACTACGTGAAGTGGTGTATGGGTAAAACTGGGTATTGATGCCTAAGCTGTAACCCTGACTGCCTTCAACGAGGATTTTATTGGCTCTGTACATTTCCTCAAGCCAATCTTCCTGATAAATCAAATAAGGGTGCAAATCCTTATTGCTGGCAGCCACCGGCATAGAACCGGCTGTGCGCATCATCTTATCAACAGTAGCAGCGGCTGACCCCTGCATGGTGCTGGCAATCCCGCTAAGTGAGGCTTCAGATTTGATGTGTTCTTCGCTTAAAACTACCGCATTAGGGTGGATCACAAGCCGGTTACGAATTTTGATACCGGCGTCCTCAAGATCGCGGATTTCCTTGAACAGTTGTTCTTTGCTGAACACGGCATTTGGTCCAATGAACACCTTTTTCACTTTGGGGCTTGTAGCCGCCGATGGTAGCACCTTGTTGATGAATTTGATGCCTTCCTTTGTTATGTAGGTGTGACCCGCATTCGGCATATTGGCACTTACTGCGATGTCATATTGGCGTTCGTGAGCCAAATAACCAGCCAATAGCCCCTTACCCGTCGACCCGTACTGAAGGTCGATGATTACGTCTGCTTTACTCAATGTTCTCTCCTGTTATAGATTTAAGTATTCTCAATGCGTCTTCGTACTCCGGTATGTGGAATACATAGCCCCGTTTTGAACCAATGGAGGTTCGTTTGTCTTTCAACCCAAAATTCCGCATCTTGCGGTAGAAAAATGCTGCTGATTTGATTTGTCCTCCCTTATACCCACGACCTAACGCCCATTGAGTGAATTCCTCATATAGGGCGGGGCGGTCACATATAGTATACCACGTGTCGGTCTGCTGTGCTATCTCTTCGGTCACGGGCTCACCTGAATAGGCACATTCAACTCTACCCTTGTCTATGGTTTGAGCCCACCATTGGGTGATGATATCCCCAGCTCCAATATACAGCTCCCGTTGGATCATAAGAGCTTCAGTCTCCGGTGCTAGTCGGAGATTTGATGTAATTGTTCTTCTTCGCAAATCATAGAGCATCGCAGCAATACCACCTTCTTCCATTTGATGGTAAAGTCTATTAAAATACTCTCTGTCGTTCGCTCTCTTTCCTGAAACCCGAAGAACAAGCCATCGACGGGATTCCGCTCCTGCTGGAATAAACCAATCTTCGTTACTCGCAACCACAAGTCGGGCTCTGTTTTCGTAGCTGAATGCTTCGTATCCTTTCTTTTCACACGTAAGTTCCTTTTCTGTTACGATACCTTTAAGTAGACCTGCGACCTTACGATCGCCCCCATAAGTTACTTCATCCGCGAATATGAACATCTTATCCATAAGGTGCGAGTTGAAGTTGCTCAAAAGATGTGATGAGTTCACGATGTGTGAATAGTGCTGACCTAACGCCCGACCCATAAAATCTACGAATGTGCCCTTACCGCAGCCTTCAATGCCGGACATCACGATGCAACTGCCAGGCAATTCCTCTGGTTTCTGAACCATATGGGCTAGCCAATCAAGAACAAAGGTATAAAGTTCCTCGTCGCCATCGCATATTATGTCTTTAACGTGAGCGTCATATAATGACCAATCACCCTGTTCCTCCTCGATTTCCCATCCGCGCCACAGATTAACGTAGTCTTTGTAGATGAAGGGTCTGTCGGGGAAGAATCCAATTCCGCGCCGTGCCACATTCCGATGCTCACTGCCCATCCAGACTTTAGCAGCGAGACAGGGTTTAGCATCACCTTTGGCATCGGCTACGAATACGACGTCATTGCCCATCCAAGTGAAGAAGTCTTCCTTACTGAACAAATTGATCCCTTTAGTGGATAAATCACGCATCGCAACGCGAGGCTTATTGCCTACTACTGTCATTGCGCACATACCATTGTACTTCTTTATAACGTCAGCAAATTCACCAAGATCGGCATGTTCACTTGGGTTATATCCAAAATCTTTAGCGTAATGGAATAGCGTCCCCATCCGGATTGTCCCCATTGGGTCAAATCCCTTCCACCGCTCATTGCACTCGCCTTCCACGTAGCGCTTACCATCTTTAGACCATTTATCCCACAGAGCCAAACCATCGGCGGCGGGGTGTTGTGTCTTAATAGCCATCCCAATATGAAGCCACTGGGTGTAGTCCAGTTTATCAGGCGGGATGTGTGCAATTACTTCATCAAGCTGTTCGAGTGTGTATTGGTTCTCAACATCTTCATCCCCAACATTCTCACTTCCGCGATTCCAAGGTTTAATAGGTTTAAGGATCCAATCGGGGGGCTCGTCGATTTCGCCAGCCCCTACCCAGACATACGAACCGCCCTCTACCTGTGACGGGAAAGCGACGATGTGGCTACTCGGACGTGGTTCTCTGCTCCCGCGAGTGTCTATCCCTGCTGCTATCTTCGATGTGGATGAGACAGCCTCCTCGACCCACCGGAAAAGAAAGTGCATACCCCCTGATGGCGTTTTCTGGATGGGGGCTACCAGCTCCCCGAACTGGTCGACCAATTGACGGAAGTTTTCGATCCCGTCGTCTTTGGTGTCGATATCGAGGGCAAACACGCCATCCTTACCGCCACAGGCTATGCCTATGTTGTAGCCACGGAACTTTCCATTGGTTCCCCACCAAGACTTAACTACTTCAATATCAGTGGTAGCATTGGCATATGTTATGCCCCTACTGGTGGGCGGTAAGGCTTTGCCATTCTTTCTGATTGGGACGATTGGTATGCCACATTTAGCATAGTAGATCGCCGCACTGAATAGCCGATCATTGTAATCAGCCACCTGCCCTATTTGGTTCAGGGCTTTCATGTCCATTTGCATTACGTATCTCCTGATAAAGCTTCCCACCAATTTGCACCGACCCCGTTAAAGTCGAGCAAGATGGGAACTCTGAAATTATCTCTCTCTATTGCTTCCTTCACATTTTTATACTCACGCTCCCAAGTGTCCTCAGGCAGCGAAAGCCCGTAACTGTCATGTGTGTTAAGTAGTAGACGACCTTGATCCAATGCATCGTCGACCAACATCCAGTTCTCTTTATTTATGTCCGCGCTGGTTGATTGGATCACCAACCCAGACGATTTATAGTCTTTGTACTGCTTCGGGAATCGCAGCTTACGACCATATTCGGTCTTGATATAGCTGTGTTCACCTACAATTTCCTTGCACTTTTCAGCTAATTTCTTAACCCCAGGCAATTCACGGTGATAGCGGTTAATTACATCCATTGCTTCGCGCCCAGCCTTCTGGTAGCGAATCATAACGGGATCACCATTTTCGTCGATTTCGCCGGACTTAAACTGATCCCATTCCCAAGGCATGCCCATTTTGGCAGCGGTTGCTCCGTTACCTTGACAGAAGATCATACTCAGGTTGAGCTGCTTGGCATTAGGTTGACCATTGTACGTCGCATTGCGCACAAGTCCGGTCATGTCCGCGACCATCTGGTGGAAGTCAAGGTCAGGTTGGTTGGCGTAGCGCTCCGCAATCCTACCATCAAACGCCGCGACCAAGTGCGCGAAAATCCTAACCTCAAAAGAAGCGAGGTCACTGTCCGCCCATACATGCCCTTCGTCGGGTAGAAAACAGGGCTTAACGATCGCCGCCACTGCCTTGTTTCGGGAGGGGATTTGCTGAAGGGCAGGATCTGTGTAAGATAAACGTCCTGTTCCCGTGCCACCATCCTCGCCTTTCGTTTGGTTGATGTTTGGATATACACGGTCTCCATGGGAATGCTCAATAATGTGGCGCTGCAGGAAGGTGTCGCGTGTTTTGAGTAGGGAGCGGATATCGCCAATAAGTTCAGCACGGGGGTCTGGCATTTCTTTAAGGTAATCCCCGCCGAAGGAAGGAGCCCCTTTCGCCGTAGTCCCAATTGGGTAGTCCCCCACCCACCAAGTTTCGTCCCGATGCGTTGGGTTGAATAGCTCCCTGACTTGCTTAGGTGAATTGACATTGAAATCTCTCCCCGCTATTTTATTTAATTCCGCCTGTTTTTGCCCCAGTAAATGGGTCAGAGGTTCTTTGGCTTGCTCCGCTCTGTCAAGATTAACTCTAATTCCGGCGACTTCCGTCTTGATGATGATTGGCATGAGCCGCCGTTCAAAATCGACAATCTTCCTGATGTCTTGCCGTTCGATTTCGTCTTCTTGCCATTCCCAGAGTTTAAGAGCCAAAGTGGCGTCTCCATCGAGGTAGGGCAAGACAACTTCCCAAGGGGCGCGTTGAAGGTTGGTGATTTGGACGTTACGGGTCGGGAGTCCGCCGAAGATTTCAGCGAGTTGGGTATAGATTTCGTCGACTTTCTTATGACCAATATATCTTTGACATAATGTATCGAGCTGATAGTTCCCGACTTTACGAGTCCATGGAAAGATCGTTGACTCGTGTTCATTGATGAGGGTTGCTCTGACCGCAGTGCAGTCGAGATTTTGAATAGGAATTTGAACCCCTGCAGACAACAACATTCGATAATCGAAACTCGCGTTGTGGCATATGATCCTTCCGCTATAGTGCTTGATAAGATCCTGAAATCTAGCAGTTCCTTCTGACCGGAAATCAAATGAGATATTCCGCCCATCAGGGGTCGCAATTCCGACACAAAAGGCTTTATCTCTTGGATATTGAAGCCCTGTTGTCTCTGTGTCAAGTCCGATTCTGTCATATTGGCCTAACATCAGAACGGGATGTCATCATCAATATCGCCTTGTGCTACAGGCTGGGTCGAACCGTCTTCCAGCTTGCGGGTAATGTTGAAGTAGAGGTACTTCTTGCCTGTGCCGCGTGCTTCACGAATCCATGCGGCGGCTTGTAACTCTTCGCCTGTGTCCGAATCCGTAGCCCTGCCTGTGTAATCAGGCTTAGCGTCGTTGTCTTTATATTGGTTCTTGAACAACGCACCATTGAAAATTTCTTGGAACTCTGCCATCCCTTAACTCCTTAAAAAGAGGGAGTCCCGACATCGGGACTCCCAGCCTCTCCCCTTAACCGATTGTGTCAGCAACTTCTTCCTGTTTGCTACCACCTTCCGAATAGGACACACCGCGTTGACCGCGCACAACTGCTTCATACAGTTCTTCTGCTTTGCGGTACGCGTCTTCGGTTACATACCCAACAGGGCTTGCCTTCCAATTGAAGTACGCACCCTTCTGACCGTCAACGGTAACGGTGCTGAGGCGGTATACACGGCTGAAGCGATCGCCACCAGCCATGTTAATCAGTGAATTCCACTGACGAGACGCCTTGAGTTTGGACTTCGACATTGAAATGACAGCCGCTTCCCATTTGCCTTCAGGAGAAAGAACCATGGAAAACTGCTGGTCGGTCTTCTGGATTTCGCAGTCATTCGGATCTTCACAATCCGCCGATTCCAGATAGGCAACGGCTTCGGCTTCAGTGTCAAAACTGCCTTCAAAGCCGCCACCCTTGTTCCGGTCACGCCACACCAGATATTCAATGCGGAAATAGACCGGAATCACCATGATGCCCGAAGTTTGGGCATCGGCGTACAGGGCATTGCTCACGGTGTTGTACACCATACCCTCTTCAGCACCGTCAATGTACTCAGCTTCATTCTTCTTGCGCTGAGGACTCAAGTCCTGAATAATTTCGATACGTGGAATCGTCAAATCATCGACGGTCACGTTATCAGAGCCGCGCTCCGAATCACCCAAAAATGCGGGGCGGTCTTCGCTGTACAAATCCAACTGCGTTTCTTCAACTTTTGCTACTTTTTTACTTGACATTTTACTTTCCTTTACTCGTTATTAAAAGCCCGTTTTATTCCACGGTGGGCGAGTCCGTTACTCAGGCGGGGTTGAACCGAGTGCTATAACACCGCCTTGGAATTAGGCGACCCGTTGTATTCGCAGGTGGGTCTGACCTGCCGTAACTCTCAGCGTTTGGGGTGGTGGGAGGTTGCGAGTGGGGGTCGCAGTTTCGCTGAGTCGAATTTAGTGACCCGTTGCTGTGCACAGGGGGGTCAATCCTGTTGGGGCTTCCGCCTATCCGTTGCGGACGTGGCTTGGGCGCACTCCCTTTTGCCGGACATGGTAGGGTTAACACCACGGGTGCACCGAATCAGCTTACGATCGAGGCACGTGTGAAGGGCGTAATCTTCACTGCTTCATCAGGGATATCCTCACCATTTTTAATCCGTTCCTTGATGAGGGACTTGAGCGACGAACCATTGACTGACGGCTTAATGAGTGCATCGCAATCGCGTTCATGCAGCCATTTAGCCAGACCTTCAGGGTCAACGGTTTGTGTGTACATATCAGAACCAAGCTGAACTCTGCCGATCCCCTTGAAGGACACTGAGTTAATGCCCTCAGATTCCATCTTATTGGGGATGGCTTGCTTGCGCAGATAATCCCATTGGTTCTGGAGGCGGGTGGCTTCAGCCTTAGCTACATCCAACTCCTTGCGGGTAGCCTTCATTTCAGCGGCGAGATCGTGAAGCGACCAGCCTTCATATTCATCATAGGTTTCCATTTAATTCTCCGGTTGTGCGTCAATCCCCGTGACCGACACCACTAGTATACCACAGGCGGGGTGGCGTGTCCACCCCTTTATTGCATTTCCTCGACTTTTCTTAGCCGCATCCGATCCTCGTACTTATCGTATCTGTCTTTCCAGTTACGCTTGTCTTTCTTTGTTGCCTTCAGTACACCATCAACACAAGTACACTCAGGACAGTTTCCTCTACTAAATCCTTT